GAATGGGCAACTCAGCTAGGAGTGCTATAAAGAATAAGATGGCATTCGTTGGCAACGAGTTTAATGCAAAGAGATTGCAAAAAACAATCAAGTCATTAGAGAAAGATGAAAATATATAGCAAGACTAATGTATTAACGGAAGCAGAGAATAGGATCAACAGACTATTTGACGAGTTTGAAAATGTAGTCGTTGGATTTTCTGGTGGAAAGGATAGCACGGTCTGCTTAAACCTCACATTAGATATTGCAGAAAAGAGAGGCAGACTACCTTTAAAAGTCGTATGGGTAGATCAAGAAGCAGAGTGGCAAGGAACGGCTGATTATTGTGAGTCAGTATTCGCTGACAAAAGAATAGAGCCTATGTGGTTTCAGATACCAATGAAATGGTACAATAACGTATCTTCATCGGAAAAGTATATACATATATGGGAGGAGGGCAAAAAACACATTAGAGAGCGTTCTAGCATATCCATAAAGGATAATGTATATTTAGACTTTGGTTTTCACGAATTATTTGAGCGTATTTTTAAAGTGCATTTTCCTAATCAAAAGTCTTGTTACATTTCTGGTGTAAGAACGGAGGAAAGCCCAAAAAGATTAATGAGCCTCACAAGTGGATTAACTTACAAGGACATAACTTGGGGTAAGATCTTAAACAGAAAGCTTGAGCATTATACTTTTTACCCTATTTATGATTGGAGTTATTCTGATGTCTGGAAATATATATTTGACAATAACATAGAATACAATAGAATCTATGACGAATTATTTAGGCAAGGAGTAGGAGTCACAAATATGAGGATATCTAACTTGCATCACGAAACGGCTATACAGAATTTATTACTGATACAAGAGATAGAGCCAGATACTTGGAACAAGGTTGCAGAGAGGATAGATGGGGTAAATGCAGTTAAACACTTAAAGGACGAATCATTTAGATGCCCAGATAATTTACCTCATATGTTTAAGTCTTGGAAAGAATATGCATTTTTCTTACGTGACAAGTTAGCTGATGACGAAGATTTTGTAAATAAGATGAATAAGGTTATCAAAAAGAATGAGAAGTATATGATTACTAATCTTGTTTATGTAGATTTTTACAAGCAGATAATTAAGACGATCTTATCGCAAGACTTTGACTTTACAAAAATAACGAACTGGATGACTTCGCAATATTTTAATACAGTTAAAAAATACGTTGACGGAAAGATTACTAAACAGAACATAGAGATTAATAAGAAGTATAACAAATACATAAAAGAACTATTATAATGACTGATAATTTAAGCAAGGAACTTACTAAGGCATTAAGCATAGAAGATAACATAGAACTTATTGAAGAGATAAAAGAGGTGTTACATAAAAACTCTGTCCTTAAAACTCAGCCAATAAACAGAATTAAATGGGCTAAGATCGAAGAGGTAACGCCAAACGATTACAACCCTAACTCAGTAGCTAAAAAAGAAATGGGGCTATTATATACGTCTATAAAACAAGACGGATACACTCAGCCAATAGTTACTATTTACGATCCTAAAGAAAAAATGTATGTCATAGTTGACGGATTTCATAGGTACTATACTGCAAAGACCAACGAAGATATACTAGAAAGAAACAAGGGACGTATTCCTATAGTAGTAATTGACAAAGATATTAACGACAGAATGGCAAGTACAGTTAGGCACAATAGAGCAAGAGGTATGCATAGCGTTACTGGTATGTCAAGTATGGTTTTCCAGATGCTAGAAAATGGTTGGAGCGATGAGGATATATGCAACGAGGTAGGGTTAGGTATAGAGGAGCTTGTCAAATTAAAGCATATAACTGGTTTCTCTAAGCTATTTGAGGACGCAGAATATAATAAGGCTTGGGAGACTAAAAATCAAATTAAGTTAAAGATAAACTATAAGAAAGGGCAAGAGAGCAATGGACAAAAATAGACACATAAAAAAAGAGTCTCTGCTGAAATCCTTAGAGCAAAGCCTTGGGGTAGTTACTGTGGCTTGTAGTCAAGCAGATGTACCGAGAAGTACCTACTATAAATGGCTCAATGAAGATGAGGAATTTGCTAAGCAAGTTAAAGAGATAGAGAACGTTGCATTAGACTTCGCAGAGAGTAAGCTACACGCTCAGATAGAAAGTAACAATACCTCTGCAACTATATTCTTTTTAAAAACGAAAGGAAAGAACAGAGGATATGTAGAGCGTACAGAGGTGCAGCAAGAAACAACCTACAAGAGCCTAGACATAAACATAATAGATACTGGTGTTCCACTAGCGTCTAATGAGAAAGACATAGTTGATTAAGACTAGTCCACTATATCATAAGAACTATAAGTCTACTGCCGACGTGGTAGTAAATCAAGGAGGTACGTCCTCTGGCAAAACCTATGCTATTTTACAAGTATTATTTAGTAAGGCTATAAATGAGGTATGTACAATAACAATAGTAGGGCAAGATATACCTAATCTTAAGGTAGGTGCTGGTAGAGATGCAGAGGATATTGTAGTTGAGTCTCCAGCAATAAAACAACAGATCGTATCCTTTCATATGTCAGATAGAGTCTTTACATTTAGGAATGGATCTATAATTGAATTCAATAGCTATGACAATGAGCAAGACGCAAAGTCTGGTAAGAGAGATTACCTATTTGTCAACGAGGCTAATGGTATACCCTACAACGTATATGAGCAACTATATTTAAGGACTAGAAAACAGACGTTTATAGATTACAATCCAGATGCTAGTTTCTGGGTACACGAGAAAGTAATTCCTCTGCCAACTACTGAGCTAATAATATCCGACCATAGACATAACCCTTTTCTGAGTGACAAGGTAAGGGAGAAAATAGAGGCTCTAAAGGACAAAGATATGGATCTATGGAAAGTATATGCCAGGGGCATTACTGGGAGAATAGAGGGTCTAGTATTAAGGAACTGGTACATAACTAAGGACGACTTTAGTAGCAAAAAGCTTGTAGGATACGGAATGGACTTCGGTTTTGCTAATGATCCGTCAACGCTTATAGAGGTGCATATGGAGGACGGAGAGCTATATGTCAAGGAATTATTGTATGAGACTGGATTAACTAATCAAGACATAAGTAATAGAATGAACATATTAGGGGTAAGCAGAGGAACGCTAATTGTAGCCGACTCAGCCGAGCCTAAAAGTATCGAGGAGCTAAGAAGATTAGGTTGGACAGTAGATGGCGTTAAAAAGGGCTCAGATAGCCTTATGTTTGGTATTAATCTACTTAAGGGGTACAAGATAAATGTAGACGCAAATAGCCCTAATTTAATTAAGGAGCTTGAACAATATAAATGGAGAGTTAAAAAAACTGGTGAAACAATAAATACACCAGAAGATAAGTACAATCACGCAATAGATGCCTTAAGGTATTTAGTTATGCATAAATTTAGTAAAAAAGGATATGGACAATACGCAGTCATTTAAGATCTCGGTAAGACAATACCAAGAAATCAACGGAATAGATGAAAGTTTATCATTAGTTGAGCAGAATATCTACGCAGTAGCAGCGATCAAGGATATCACATACGAGGAGGCATCTAAGATTAAGATGTCAGAATTTAAGAAAATAGTAGATCAGCTAAACGATTTCAATGTAAGGCTATTAGAGAAGCTAAGAATAAGAAACAAGATCTTTCTTAACGGAACAGAGTACCACATTGAGCATAAGCCAGATAAGCTAACTAGTGGGCAGCTATTAGACGTTATTAATGTAAGGAGTAAGAATCAAGGGGAGGCAGTTAAGGTAATGCACCTACTCCTAGCTGCTATGTGTAGACCTAGAGGCAAGGAATATGGTGACGACAATATAAACCTAGAGGAGAGGGCAAAGCTAATTCAAGAGGTAGATTTGCCAGATGTATGGAATGTCTTTGTTTTTTTTTGGAATCTTTGGAACGATTACTTGAACGATTCAGAGGACTCTTTGAGCAAGTGGATGAGGGAGACGTTGGAGATGACAAAAGAGATTTTGGACAACGATGGGGACTCTTCAGCGTAATAAAGGCTATGGCAGATTTACATAACATAAGTATTAACGAGTCTACTAAATTAGGTGCAATAGAATTCCTAAACTGGTGGGCATATATGGTGGAAAAGGAAGATTATGACAGAACAACAAAATGAATTATACGATAGTTTGACGGACTATTGGCAAAAGATAGTAGATGACCTAGTAAAATCGTTGTATGATGTAGGTAGGGTCGCTAGTGGAGCTACTGCTCAGAGTATAGGTGCTTTAAATACTATGCCAATAACACTAACCTCGACTGGATTTAAGGTGCAGATTAGTATGCCTAAGTATTATCAGTTTATTGACGAGGGTGTGAGTGGAACAAAGAACAACACTAACATAAGTAGGTTTAAGTATAAAACTAAGCTGCCCAATATCTCAGCTATTAGAAAGTTTATGGTCAATAGGGGTATAAACGATTTCTCTGACATTAAGTCAAAGAGAGGGTATAAGCCTAAGAATACAACCTCTGGTAAGCGTAGGGATGCTGAGGAGATCAGAAAGTCTATTGCATTCGTAATAGCAAGGAGTATATTTGAGAATGGTGTAGAGCCTACAAATTTCTACTCTAATGTGATTAATGATCAAGAGTTAATAGACTTTGAGCGTCAATTATTCGTTAAATATCGCAAGTATATTGTAGGATTAATAAAAATAAATTAAAAAAAGTGTAGGATATTAAAAATATTGTATATATTTGTAGTACAATAAAAGGGTAAAAGAGTATTAGCCAAGGAATCCAACCTACAGAGAAACCAGCAGCTTCGGAAACCAAACCTCCCTTTTATTTTTAAAACAAAACAAACACAATAATAAAATGACAAGACAACAATTTTACGCAAAACACAGAGAAAGAACAGAGAATTTTGACGCAGATAGCGTTTTAATGCGAATAGTATCAACTTTATCAGATCTTCAGCACGTTAATAACTTTAAAGGCGACAACAAAAAGCAAGATATTAACGATATCTGTAACGCTTTAAAAGATTACATATTTGACTACAAAGACCTTATAAGTAAAGAGGAGAGAATGAGTCTATAAATTAAATACGTTTAGAAAGCCTCCAGAAATGGGGGTTTTTTTATGACCATAAATTTATGCATCTATTTTGGTATATATTAATAGATGGCACTTACAATTCAAGACCAACCGACAACCAACATACCAGAGCCAAGCTTTGCACCTATAGAGTATCTAGTCAGTAGTAACAATACTACACAGAGTGGATTTAAGGTAATAGCTAGTTTGTTCACAGATCCGACTGGAGATAATACAAATATTGCAACTTTACAACTTAATACTATTCCGTCAGCTACGCAAGTAGTTACTGACATCCAGAACATCATACAATCTTTCGTTACTAGCGAATATTCTGTTTTAGCTGGTGACACTACGGATATATCACAAAGTGCCTTAGAAGCGTTTAAAATAGCTTTTCAAGAATATTACTCTGGTGCGTTACAAGGAAGTGCAGTAAGTGGCAATACTTTTAATAGTTGGAACTCGTCACCTAAATATATTGAATGGGCAGACTTATCTGGAGGATCTAAGGACTATTATAACTGGAGCATAGAGGATGCTAGTGCTGAAACAGACAAAGAGTTTCTAAATGGATTTGAGCAAGATGCTGAGTGGTTCAACTTGAGCAAAGCAAATAACTTCTTAAAGGTAAGATCAACACAGAAGTATCAAATCTCTTGGATTATGAGAGGAGGTCTTACTGACACTTATAAAATCTATTTAAAGACATTAGATAGTACGTTTACAAATATATTGTCAACTACAATGACTGCTGCAAATACTGCTGGGCTATATACGCTTGACGTGGGTGCTTCTGAGATTGCTTCACATAGCTGGGGTACTACTCCAGTAATGACCAACGTAAAATACTACGCTTTAAGGATATTAAACTTTACTGAGGATGTTTGGGCTACTAAAACCATAATGTTTGAAATAGA